CTGAAGCAGAGATGAGGCACCCCGATCTGGGACTACTTGTCTAGTCGCTATAAGCGAGCAGATGTAGTACTCGAGACGGTGTAGTTGGTGATTAAGTCGCCTTTTAAGGGGCTTATAATCTCCTAAACCGTCTTCCCAGAATCCGAGCTGACCTGAGCCGAACGATACAGTAGCAATGTCATGACGGCATTGCTTCTGTGTTGTCGACCTTAAGTAGGCTGCAGTCTTAAGCCAACCGCCTCTAACGAGGTTGTTATGCGTATCGATGCAGCTAACTATCGACTCAGGTGAGGACCGTCGTGGAGTGGTACGGAAGTACGTAGGGGTCACTTCTTGACCCTTGTACGCATCCATGCCGCATGACTCTCGGAAGCTTCCGCTTCCAAAGGTCTTAGCGGCGTTGACTCGAAATCCGAGCAACACCAAACTCTCCACGCACGCAGACCCAGAGTCAGAGGGGACGATAATATCGTCGCCAAAGACTCGGACCTCCCGAGCAACCTTCCTAATCGAACGTGTGGTTGGGACTACCCCTCTTGAGTAGAGGATCGTCCCGATGGCCACACATGCGAATAGTAATGATTGAACGGGGAAAGTGCATGCCGATCCCATTGTGGAGAATTTCCGAAGTTTGTGAAACCTAGGATTTCTCCCGCCGATGGAATTTTCAATCCATCGCGTTCGCGTAGCGTGTAGAGCTTCCAACAGGGAGAAGTTTCTCCTGAATAGTCGCTCCACATGCCATGTCGAAACTCGATCGGACGCAGAAGACAAATCAATTGTCCAATGTGAACGATCGTGGGATGCTCGTAGAGCAAGCTTTCGATTTCGCTCCTGAGTGTCGAAGGACACTGAGTCGCGAAGCGAAGATGCGCTAACACGTTGTGAGAGATAGTCCCAGATGGCCTGTTGGCACCACTGATAACAGATAGGTTCCGCGGCGATGAGCCGAGGCCCTTTCTGAGTCTTTGGTACCGCCAATAGGCGGCTAGGAGGCTCATGGACGGAAAACCGCCCACGAGTACCATCTCCCACGACCAAAGAGTCTGCCCAGAGACCGAGATTCGCGAAAGCGAACTCTGACAAAGGAAAGACTCTTTCGAGCTTATGAGGCCAGTTAGGAAACTCGTACTTCGGGACTGCAAGTCCTGTAGGTATCGAGCCTCCGAAGTGTCGACGAAGCCGCTTTTCAGCTGCTTGCGTCGCCACTCTGGCATCACTGACTGCACCAGGTCCATGCTTAGTTCTCCATTGAGAGGGCGAAAATGCCCCCAACTCCGCGGTTACGATGTCACAAACGATTTGTATGTGATCTCGCAGGTCCGCAGAGGTTATGGAGAGGGCTTCTCTTTCTTCAAGATCAAAAAGATCCGGATGAAGAGAAGACCGACCTTGAGAACGGTCGCCAAACGTGAGTTTGTCGCCCCGATCTCCGTAGAGATCCTCTCCAGGTCGTTGTAGGCAGTCCTCATCCCATCTAAGGGAAGGGGGTCTGACCTCCCGTTCGATGCGGAAGAACTCGTCGACCGATTGGTAGACTCGTTTGTCATCACATTCCTTTCCGTATTTCTTACAACAGAGGAAAATCTGACGTAAGAAGCGGACGGACATGATGTCTGCATCTAACCTAAGCATACCCGACTCGTCGAAGACCCTTAGGTAAAGCCCCTTGAATAGTCTTGGGATTTTACCCCCGCGGCGAAACGGACGGAAACCCGCCTGTTTCACTCTGGTGAAGGATTCGGTAGATAAGCACTGTTCAAAGTGCTTGCCTGCCTCCGGAAGCTCTGCGGTTAGAAACCACAGGCCTCTGGCTTCGACAAGAGAGCAGAGTGTAGACTTGTCACGGTCCACATCTACTCCGAGCGTAGGATCTACGAGAGCTATATCGTCTAAGATACAGCATAGTAGGTCCAGAAGAACGCAACATTCCTTGCTTTTCATAACTTACTCCTTCAGAAAGGTGGAAGTTATCAAGTAGCTTGGAATACTGGCGTCGTGCTAATGACGTCAGGCTCTCACTGAGAGTCCGTCAGGACTCCCAGCCCAAAAGCTTGGCCGCGATACCACCAGCCTTGACCATGTAAAAAGACATGGCCTCGGAGACGTCAATGACGTCCGCCGCAACTTCCGAAGGGTCGTTGCGAATCGTGGTGATAACCTCGGTCAATCTGCCAAGAGGCGCCGCCTCGGTCGGCTTCAGGTATCGTTGGAACGTCACGGTGTGACGGTCAAACGCCTGAGTGCCGGCCTTGACGGAGTCTTTGGAGTGCCGCACTTTCGCGCGGTACCAAACAGTTGAATCATCCAAAAAGTATTCGGATGAGTAACCGTCCTGGTTGATGAGGGGGAGTACTTTGGCGGTTCCACCGGAACCATCCAAAGTAATCGTCAGAGTACTTCCAAGCATTGCTTTCTTCTCTCGGTTGTTAACGCCCACTAAATCGATGTCTAGTGGCCGCTAAGGCCCCGAGGATCGACATTTGGCGACCGCTTAAAAACGGTATGCCAATCGTGGGTAATGGACTCAGAACGCCGGGCACGCGACCGCGTGACCAGCGCACACCTGACGCCCCTCCACATGATACTCCCGGTCGGGAGATATTACGGATGGAGTACGAAGCTTTCGTCTCACGTGAATACATAACTGCAATCATCGTGGGACTGCACGGTACGGAATTGGAATGGGCTTGTAAGTAATCACCTACATTCCCGAACCAATCTGCTAGCCACGTCCATGGAAGAGCATTCCATGTAGTAGATAGCATAGTATCGAGGGAACCATCTTGCCCGAGCGCAAGCGCTCTTGCAAATTGGGCCCTGCTTCGCATAGACCTTTGCCCTACCATTGTTCGCAATGGTTCAACATCAGTAGGTCGCCATCGCATGGTGACCCACTTTCGGGCCGTAGTTACTACCTGCCTATGGGCAGAAATAACTACA